GTCATGGGAGAAATTAATGTCTTGGGTGGAGATTACAACCGCAGACTTGTGGAAATGGAATTGGCTATAAAACATCTGATAGAGAGCAAGGATGCTCTAAATGCAGAGATAAATGGCATGGATGGCTTAGAAGAAAGAGTACACCGTGCCGAGTGTTCAATTCGGACTCTTGAGGACGATAGCAACGATATTCAATGGGAAATTTGGGATATAAAAGAAACCATAGCGGTGAGATAATTAGTTTAATATTGACATTACCATTCCTGTAGCAGGCGTTGTTCTCATAAGATCATATGGATCAAGAACTTCAGATCTAAAGTTATAATTTGAAGTTGATACACTAGTTTGATTACCACTATTAATAACAGGTGTAAGAGTAACTCCTTGATTAAAGGCAGCTGCTTTATTCACATCCATATATGGATCCATTTGTATCTTTGGAGTCGGTAGTGGTGCAGATGGATCCGTTTGTATCATTGGAGTCGGTAGTGGTGCAGAAGATAATATTTTATTTAATTTATCAGAAGTGAGTTGGCCTTTACTTGTCATCAATTCAGTTATTTCATATTGTTTAAGACCACCATAAGTACGTGCTCTAGTTAGAGCTTTCGATAATAACATATCAATAGCTTCTGGGGTGACTTCTTCACCATATTCCTTAAGGGATGCCGCAGCTGATCGTACTGCCTCAGCATAATCACCAGAAGCCAAAGCATATGCAGCTCTTTCTCTATAGGCTTGTCCCATATTCCCTCTTGCTTCAAGGGTTGCAACATTCATACCAAACATTCTATATAAAGCTTCTTTGTTACCAGCGCCTTGAATTAATCCACCAACAGGATTTGCAAAGCGGTTTAATTCTTCGGCAGCTGCGGAAGTTTTTGCCGCGATTTCCTCTGGATCTATATTTTCTCCGGCTTGTTGCCTTGCAAGAATATCGTCGGCATCACTAACTATTTTATTTCTTATTTTTTCATCTTGATTTCTTAACCAATCGCCCAACGCTTTAAGACCGACGGCTGCTAAGAATACCATTCCTCCAATAAGTGCCCCAATAGGACCACCTAATATATAACCTATCGTCATACCACTAACAGTCCAATCGGCAGCATTACCAGCTTCATCACCAAACTCATTTGTTATATAATTCGCCAATGCACCACCAACAGCATTAAGGATTATTCCAGCGCCGAATCTGCCAGCAAATGCACTTCTAAAACTAGTTTGATGGGCTGGTTTAAGTTTCATAAACTGGCCTTTTTTATTACGACCAACATTTGCACCAGGATAAGCAAGGGCTGTACCACCAAAGGCTTTAGTTACTGCACCATAAAGTAATGATGGACCAAAGTAAGCAGCAAGAGTAGAACCCATAAGCAAGACAGTGTCATTTGAAAATGGAAATTCCATTCCAGCAAAGTTAAAGTTTTGATCCCAATATTCTTGAGGTTGACCAGTTAACCATTTAACAGAACTCGCTAGAATATTACCTAGGAAACCAGCAATGAATCCCTTTTTACCAAAGAAAATCCCAAATAGAAGTCCTGTATTAAGTGAATCAATAATACCATCACCTACTGTTCTAAGAGCACCATCAGAAAGTTTTAACCAATCAGGAGATACCTCTCTTAACTGTGTCAAGAGATCATACATAATATCCTTACCAAAACTTTCTAGAAGAAGAATAGCTGGACCAAAGATAAGTCCTCGACCGACCATCTTACCTATTCTACCAGCAAGTGTTGCAAGTGACATTCCACCAAAAAGAGTACCAAATACAGTACCTAATAAAGGTGCCATAAATCCTTTTAACCATCCAAAAAGACCACCGGCTGCACCTAAACCTGATGCCTCAAGCATACCAGCTTTTACACCAGCAAAAAGTCCTTGTGGACCATCATTAATATTAGCTTTAGCTGCTGCTTCTCTATCAGATTCTAACTTTTTCTTAGCAGCAAGTGCATCTGCTTTTGCTTGTTGAGCTCTTATATTAGCTTCATCAGCAAGATAATCCTTAACAGAGTCAAGTGTATTACTCTGTTGTTTAAGCTCATTTACTACATCTGTTAAGGACGCTGCCATATTAGCCTCTACTTTGTTGTTCTTGTTGCTGCTTCTTCAAATCTTCTATTAGCATACTTAAGAATATTTCCCTCTCCCAGGGTATCATCTCGCCAATATCTTGAAGAGAATGATGAAAGTTTTGCATTAAATAATAATTCGTCTTATAAAAATTTATCAAAGTATCATGAGAGAGGGTTATTGAAAAAAATCAGATATCCCTTGTAACACTCTCTTGTTTTCCTTTTGACAGGAAGAACATGTATATTCAACTGTATGATTTAATTTAGGTAGATCTTGAATAAATTTCATGATCTCATCAAATTGTGATGATGTTAAGTTATTTAGAAACTCCTCTGTTTCTTCAGGTCCTTCATCTTTAAATAATATCTTTTCATCTTCTGTTAAGAGTGAATCTAGTGATGCTGCAACTAAATCATATAATTGTTCTGTTCCACTAGACTTTTTCCTAATATTCTCTTCAAGTAAAAACTTATAAGATGGATATTTTAATTGAAGNGAATACTTTTCATTCAATTTAATAACTGGTGGCTTGACTGGTTTATCGATAACAATATCATCTAATTTAACTTTTACTTCATTTACATGTTCACATTTATCACATGCTAAACCAATATCAGATGTTTCACCTGCTGATTTAGTTCTAATCTGAATAAAGATATATTCTACATCGAAAGTTGTAAGTTCATTAACATTAATCTTTTCTTGTGCACAGGATTCAACAGTTCTAATAATAGATCCTAGTACCTGACTCTCATCTTGTGATTCTAGTGCTATAAGAAGAACCTTTTGTTCTTTCACAAGAAATGGACGAAATTTAACTTTCTTTTGAGTAGATGGGATTACAATATCATATACTGGTATTTCATTAAACTTAGGTAATGCCATTATGCACTCTTCCTTTTCCATACTTTATTTGCATTCACACGAATAAACTTCTTATTCGTTTCATTCTTATTGGGATTTTCAATAGTTAACATTACATTCTTACCCTTTAACCATGCATCAACTTTATTCTGCATTTGAGTAATACTACCATTATATTCCCGACGATATTCTTTTCTCCAACGAGGATCGATTGGTTTACGTTCACCCTTCGAAACTTGATGAGCTCTAGTTTTTTTCTTACCCAAAGTTCAGGCCTCCTTCAATGAAATTCTGCAATCCAGCATTTACTGGTTGCCATCTTGTATAGCTAATACTAGTAGTTAACTGAACTAACCCATCTAGCTCGTTTGATAAGGTTATTCCAGTAACTGATGTTGGGAAAGCGTCAATTAGTTCTACTGTATAAACACTTCCACCACCAATTCCGATATTACCTCTTAGTGGACCTAGATTAGCACTAAATCCAAGTTGAGGTTTTCTTAATTGGTGAATCTTAATACTCTTTGCATATTCGTTTTTATATCCTACTTCACCTGTCTCTTCATTAACAATAATAGCCATCCATGAATCTAAATATTTCTTTAATCCATAATCATTCATTAAGTGGAATGTCATACTTACATCATCAACAGCATAACCATAACCAACTTTTTCAAACTTCATTCCAAATCTTCGTTCAGTTGTCAGAACCTGTTTTCCTGGTAGAGTTACATTAGTACAAAGAACATTCATTTCTCTTGTACTTGGTTGACCGGTCTCTAGAATACCAGGGATATTAGGAATAGGTGGTAAGAAACTGAGTAGACCAGAAAGAAATCCTCCTTGACCTATTGTAGGCATTTCAACAAGAAACTGATTTGATTGCGCAAATCCGAGTTTAGAAGAAGCTACTGATTTAAGTTCATCTATAGTTGCCATTACATCTTCCCTCTTGAATCTTTATATACAGTACTTGGGCCAGCTTTACGCCAATCTGCTGTTGGTAAGAATGTAGCAATTTCCCATTCTGGTTTATCAACTAATGCAAACCTACTTCTTACATGTTTAGTTAGATATCTATGAATAGTTGGTTTGATAAACTTCATTGGTAATTCACCTTCACCAAGAAGTGCATCTAATGCTTTTGCTCTTAATACTGGTGGAAGATAGTGTAAATTTAATCCATAAAATCCACCTTCTGCTGGTCCCATCATAATAACTAGTGGGAAAGCATCATAATATGGAAGTGTATCTTTATACTTTGGATCATAAAAATACATGTACATATTACCGTAAGGAGCTGTCTTTGGTCGATTCCTTAAAGCAATTTCTTCCTCTTGCATAAGAGCATTTCTACTAATACGACCAAGTGCGCTAGCTTTTTTACGGAACCACTCAATAGACTCTTTTGTCCGTGGGGTAATACCAGCACGGAATGCTTCAAGTTCTAACTTTTGAAATAAATTACTCATGTTTGTATTTATATCAAAATTCGTAGCCAAATGTCTCTATATCTCTTTTACATCTTTCAGCTACAATCTCTCTTAATTCAGTATCATAATATTGACGATAGGCATTATGTTTAGATCTATTTTGTTTAGTAAGAGGTGAATATACACCATAAAAATCTTGTATCTGTTTAAAATCTTTTTCTAGGTTTTCAAATCTAAGGATACAATCAACTGGACCATAATCACATTGCATAGTATTAAGTGTGTGCCAATTAGATTGGTGTATAAATTCTTTAAATGTTCTATCATGGAATTTCCTCTGTTTTTGATAATAGAAAAATCCACTTACCATTCTCTCCCANGGATTTCTTACACACATAAAAGTAAATCCAAGATCATTCTGATCAACTCTTTTTATTTTTTCTAATGTAAAATGTTTACCACCATAATGATTTTTATAGGTCCAGGTAGCCTTTTTATATGCTATTAACCAATGACTAATACTAGTCCCAGCATTTTTTGGTATATGTATAAATGTTGAATTAGGACTTTTTACTCGTATAGTCATTTCTTCTTCCTTTTAAATGGTGCCATTCTTTTTAACGGTTTCTTTATTTTACCTGGCATAGATTTTGGTAACAGTTTCATTTCCTGTAATGTTTTTTCAGTCCAGATCTGGAACTCCCACCCACGATCTTTTGCATATTCATTTGCTGCTTCCCATTTATTCATATTCTTAATATATGTTAGACCTTCATTAATATATCGTTTTGTTCTCTTTTCACCAACAGGTGGTACTGTTTCTTTCTCTGGTTTAATCTCAACAAGGATTGTTTTTTCTTTCATTACAATTTTAAGATCAACAAAATATCTGTGATATTTTTTATCAACATCATAATAATAAGGAATAACAGTTTCTTCAGAATTCCATTCTTTCACAGCTTGATTATTATCACACCACTGAAAAACCATCTTTTCCCAGTGTGAACGATAGATTACATTGTTAAAATCCCCTTTATACTTGTGGGTATTAACAACTTTGTATTTGCCAGAATATGCCATTTTTTGATATAAATAGTTTTAGTTAATTTACATTTATTTATTAAGGTATAAAACATGGCTAGGCCACCAGAGAGTGTTAGAGTAGAAAACCTAGAATCAGGTACAGGTGATGGTGAAATTACTTTATCTGGTCGTACTCGTGGTAGAATTCTTGCAAGATCAGATCGTCTTAGTTTCCCTCTTACTGAAACTGAAGCTTATATGGGTAAAATTAGATTTGCTATACATGAAGCTACTCCATTAGGTTTTAACTTTGAAGCTCTTTTAGATAATGATTTAGAAGATAACATACCACGATCAGCAACAGGGGCGAGAGCAGAAGTAGAAAAACAGGTCGCTGAACAAACTGCAGATACAAAGGAAAAACTTGGAAGAACACTTCAAGGAATTAAATATAATCTGTCAAAGAATGCACCAGTAGTTGATCTCTATATGCCACTTACAACAGTCTTTAATGATACTATGCAATATGATACACCTAATCTTGGTGTAATTGGTGGTTCTGCATTTCAGGCATTTAGTGAGGGTGGAGTAAATTTGAATGCTGCAATGGAAGGATTACTAAATGGTCTTTCAGATATATTTGGATTTATTAGAGGTGGACTAGAGGGTGAAGCAGCTAGTCTTGCAGCACTAAGGGCAGCAAAATTTGTACCAAGTTCAGGATTCCAAACAGCAGTTTCTTTGGGTGTACAAAGAACATTAAATCCAAATACAAGAGCAGCATTTAAAGGTGTTAACCTAAGAGAATTTACTTTTACATTTAAAATGATTGCTAATTCTGCAGCAGAAGCTAGAGTGGTTGAAAAGATTGTACATCATTTTAGAAGAGAGGCTTATCCAGAAGCAATTAATATTGGTGATTTTCCAGTTGGTTATAAATTTCCTAATACTTTTAGTATTCAATTTACACATAGAGGACAGGAATCTAGATTACCCAAAATTGAAAGATGTTACCTAAGAAATGTCCAGACCACTTATAATTCAACTGGTGCGGCATATCATAGCGACGGACAACCAAATGAGGTTGATCTTACACTTAACTTTGTAGAGATCAGAACCCTAAACAGAGCAGATATTGAGGCTGGTTACTAATGCAGTACTTTACAGATTTTGGTAAATTACTTTATCAATTTGGTAATGAGGAATCTACCAATGTGTTCCAAAACATATCAGCTTATTCTGATATTATTGATCAGGTAAAAGATGATATTTCTTTTTATAACTATTATACGATTCCAGAAGGATTTAGATCTGATCATGTAGCAATTCAGTTATATGGTACACCTGTTTATCATTGGACACTTTACCTATTAAATGATAATATTCGTTTACAAGGTTGGCCACTTACAAATACTGAAATAGATGTTAAAATTAAAAAAGAATATCCTGATACTGTGATTGTTACAAGGAATGATCTTACAGGTAAGTTTAAGGTTGGACAAACTGTAACTGGTCTTATTTCTGGTGCTACTGGTATTATTAGACATCGTGATCCTAATACAGGTCAACTTACAATTACTGGAAGTCTTACATTTTCATCTGGTGAAACTGTTTCATCTGAACCAGATACTGGACTTGAAACTATTACAATTGTATCATCAACTGAAGAATATAATGCAGCACATCATTATGAAAATGCAGATGGTAGTTGGGCAGATATTGATCCAACTGTTGGTCCAGGTGCATTAGTCACAGAAGTAACAAATTATGAATATTATTATAATGAAAATGAAGCTCTTAGACAAATTAAAGTTATTAAACCGGATCTTGTTACATCATTGGTTTCTTCTTACAAAAAATCTATAAGAGGATAATATGGCTGATACGTTTGAAGCTTTACCTGATGGTCAAACGGATTATAATATTGAGTATGCAGTCCTATCAACAAATAGAACTGGACTAGAATCCTCATATGATATTTCAAGATTAATTACTGATTTTGAAATCTATGAACATTTAGATAAACCTTATCTTACTGGTAACTTAGTTTTTTCAAACCCATATGGTGTGGTTGAAAGCTTGGATATGCAAGGTGGGGAAAAGCTAACACTCTCTATTAAATCTACACATAGATATGCTGATGCAAGATCTATTACAAAAGTATTCTATGTTGAGAATATTAGATCAATTGGTGGTCCAGATCAGATTGAATCTGTTATGCTTAGAATTGTAGAAGATATTGCTTTTATATCATCTCTAAAAAATATTAGTAGATCTTTTAGTGGTTCACCTTCAACTATTATTCAGAAGATTCTTTTAGGTTATCTAAACAGATCATTATTAACAAATGAAGAAACTTATCAGGATAAGATGAAGGTTCTTATTCCTAATCTTCATCCAATTGAAGCTATATCAATGATTAAGAATAAAGCAACAAATACTGATGGATTACCATTCTATTTGTTCTCTACTTTTGCTGATGATAATCTACGTTTTTATAATCTTGGATCAATGATGAAGAAAAAGGTTATGAATAAAAGACCTTATGTTTATTGGCAATCAGCATCACAATCCTTAAATAGTAATTTTGTTACAGTTCAGTCTTTTACCTCAGGATCAAATGATAATCTATTACAATTAATAAGAAGTGGTGCAATTGGATCTAATTACAAATTCTATGATACTCTAACTGGTACATATCAAGAAGTTAACTTTAATGCTGGTAATGATGTTTTTGATAACCTATCAAGAAGAGACTATTTTGATGATAACCAAAGAAGATTTGTTTTTGGTCCAGATATGACTGTTGATGATATTAAAGTAGCTGATTATGAGGCAAATTCACTTTCTTATATTTCTTCATCAAGTACATATAAAAACTTTGGTGATTATAAAACTATTAACCAAGAAACAGATGAAGGATCCTATAGAAAGAGAGTTATTTCAAATTCTATTAGAAGCTTTATGACTAAAACACCAATGACAATACAAATCAATGGTCGTGATTTTATACAAGCAANAGCAGGTGAAGATCCAAATTATACTCTTGGTAATAAAATTCGTTTCTTAATGTTAGATCCATTAACTGATAAATTAGAAAGAGCTGCCTTTGATAAAAAGAAGTCTGGTGATTATATCATCTATGCTGCCAAACATTCTTTTAAAAAGGAAAGATATGATATCCAGTTACTTTGTACTAAATTAGCTTCATATGTTGAGGATCCTGAAATATGATTCCGTATTATGGTGATAACACAAGATGGTTTTTAGGAAGGGTAATATCAATTGATGATCCCTTAGAACTAGGTCGTGTTAAAGTTAGAATCTTTGGTATTCATTCTGAGAGTATAGAAGATATTCCTGAAGCTGACCTTCCATGGGCACAAACAGTTATTCCTGTGACTGAAGGTGGATCATCTGGAATTGGTGCTAATGTAGGTATTAAAGAACAGGCACAAGTTTATGGTATTTTCTTAGATGGTAAAACATCTCAGTTACCACTTGTACTTGGATCTATTCCAAAAGTAGAAAGTAAAGCTTCAAAAAGAACTGAAGAAGAAAAAGAAGAATTAAAAGGTGTAAGTAATATTGAAAAAGCTTATAACTGGTTTTTATCTGAAAGAGGTGGTGGTTTTACTCCAGCACAGGCTGCAGGTATTATTGGTAATCTTATGAAAGAATCATTAAGAAATAATGATATTGATCCAACTATTCCTAATCGAGTTGAAGGGTCAATTGGTATTGCTCAATGGAATCCTGCACCAGCAGCTGGAAATAGACTTGGTAAATTACAAGACTTTTGTAGAGAACGTGGTTATTACTATAAAGATTTACAGCCTCAACTTGAGTTTATTACCTATGAGTTATATACAACAGAAGGGGATGCTCTTAAGAGATTAAGAGAGGCTAAGACAGCAGAACAAGCAGCTATAGCATTTGAATGGTATGAAAGACCAGAGGGATGGTGGGGACCAACAAACACACCATCAATTTCAGTAGATGCTCGTATAGCTTATGCTGAAGGTATACTTGAAGAATTTGAGGTTGTTTAATGACAATTGAAAGAGCACAAAAAACTAGCTTTATTACTTTATCTCAAAAACCTATTGAGGTAGTCTCTGTACAGGTTAGAACTGCTGGTACCAACTTTTTTGGAAACACTTATAGTTACACACTAACTGATAAAACCATATATCTTAAGAAAGTATATGAAGAGATNAANGTTGACTATAGGGCTCAAGGACAAAGTGGTTATGATCCTGGTATTCAGAAAAATTTCTTAAATGGTCAGACATCTTTCTTTGGAAGTAATATTAATATTGGTGCATTAACAGCTGCAGGTACTACAGCTTCTAATCAAAGAAACTCAGTTGAGGTATCAAAGAATGGATCTGTTTTAGGATTAAATGTTGGGGGATTAGTATCACTTTCAGAAAATGCACAAGAAAGAACAACTACAACAGATGAGCCAGTTGTTTCTGTATTAACAGATACTGTAACAGGAGTTAACTTATCTAAAACTTCTACTAGTAAAAATGATATCTCAACACTTACTGGAACAACAGCAACTGATGGATTTTTATCAGCAACAGTTACTACAGGATCACCAAGTGGTCTAAATTCTGCACTTGAGACTGAAGGTATACCACCATCAAAGAGAAAAGCTGCTCTACAAGAATCATCTACACAACCTGATGTTGTTGAAGAGGTAACTGTTACAACTAATCCATTCTCTAAAATTACAAGCTCATTTGGTAATGAATTAGTTAAGACTATTACAACACAAAATAATTTCTTAGGTAATCCTGTTGGTTCTCTAAAGCTAGGTTCACTTGGTGGATTCGGATTAGGTGGAATAGGTATACCAAAAACAAATATGCTTGGAGCATTAATTGGTAAATTACTTGGAATTCCAGGTGCAAATAAAATTGGTGATATAGTTCCAGGTAACCCACCAGGAGTTACTGTTCCAACTGGTGTTAATCCACCTGCAAATATTATTGAATCAACTGGTAATACGAATATTAATTCTACAGTTAAAAATACAAGTGTGATTCCTCCAAATATTCAAAATACATCTACCCCAGTTAATACAAAGGCAACAACTAGTGAATGGCAAGGTTGGGAATCAACGTATGATAACTCAACATATAAATTTGAATTTGTTGGTGGTCCTGAAGAACTAAAATCAGAGTTTGTAAATTCTGCAAGGGAAATTACAACAATGGTTGTTCATTGGAGTAGAACATTTTCTAATCTAGATTGGGGATCAAAAGAAATAGGTAAATTGCATACATCTTGGCAATCCTATAAAGATAATTTACCTCCTGGTAAAACTGCTGCTCAGAGGTTAACTGAATTAGGAATTTATAGTGGTTTACAATATCATTATATTATAAAGAAAGATGGATCTATTGAAAGAGGTAAACCAATTGATATTGAATCAAAAGTTGCTGCTGGATTTGCAAAGTATGCAGTTCATGTTGCTTTTGTTGCTGGTTATACCTGTCCAAATGGTACACCAAATAAAGAAAACTTTTTAAGTTCAGCATCTATTACTTCAGAACAATGGAAATCATTTAGAGAAGTAGTTAAATCTTTTGATGAAGCAAAGAATGGTGCTGGTGAGTTTGTTGGATTTAATCAGTTTGCTAAGAGAATCAATTTTGCTAAAGGACCAGGATTTGACGTACCAGAATATATACTAAGTGAATATAATAAAGTAAGTTTATATAATGAAAAGGATTTTGATAGTTTAGATGGTTTATCCCCACAAGAAATTGTGACAAGGAAACCAAGTAAGAAACCTGCTGAGCCAGCACCAGTTAATAATCCTCCACCTACTACACCAGTACCTGTACCTGATCCTACACCAGCTGGGGTAGAAGTAGATGAGCTTGGAAATATTATTCCATCACAAGAACAAGAAGATAGAGAAAATTCATTATGGGCTCAGGCAAATGCAAATGAGAATAGAACAAGAAATGAAGTTGATTCAGTATATGATAGTTATAATGATAAATTAAGTGATCCAGATATATCAGAAACTGAAAGAAATAAATTAGAAACTGAGTATTATAAGCTTTATGAAAATCATCGAGCTGATGTTCTAGCAAGACAAAGACTAAAAGTAAGATTGATAGAAGAAGGTTATGTCTATAAAGAATCCACAGGTAAATGGATTCATGGTTCAAGGTACTATGGATAGGAGTAAGAAATGAGTTATGAAGATTTTGAACGTTTTGCTGAAGTAGCAAACCAAACAAAAACTCCTACTAATAAGGATGGATTTCAAGATCCTAGAGGAGTATATCCGAAAAGGGAGTATGAAGATAAAGTAAACACTAATGAGGCAGCTCGTGGTATAAAAAGAAATAAACTTTATCTTGGTGGTGGTGATAAAAGACTCTCATTCGATCTTAAACAACTCCCAACATCACAATACCCATTGAATCAAGTAAGAGAAACAGTTTCTGGTCATATAACAGAAATTGATGATACACCTGGTGCAGAACGTATGTTATTCAGACATCGTACAGGTGCAGGTGTAGAACTTAGACCAGATGGTTCTGTTATTATTAGCTCAACTAATAATACTATTCGTGTTACTGGTGGTGATGAAAAAGTAATTATTGAGGGTGATGGTCATATCATCTATAATGGTAATCTTACACTGAATGTATCTGGTGATTTAGATATGAATGTAGGTGGGGATTATAATCTAAAAGTTTCTGGTGATAAAGTAGAACAGATTGATGGATCAACAAAGGAAAGAATTGAAAAGAACTCAGAATCAACAGTTGTTAAGAATAGATCACAATATACAACTGGTTCAGTTGCTACTACAACTTTAGGTAATACTAATATTATTACAAAAGGTGACTTTAATAATTATGTAGGTGGATCACAAACTAACTATGTTGGTCAAGATCTTATTCTTACAACTGAAGATGAAGTTGTTATTACTTCAAAAAATACTAATATTTCTGCTTCAAGTATGACATTAATTGGTGATAGTGGTACAATTGGTGGTGATGAAATTGTTTTATATGGTAAGACTGCTCATATTGATAGAGTTAATACTACATCAGTACACAGTACAGCAATGTATGCTACTACATTCCATGGTGATTTAAATGGTGCTGCAACAGAAGCAGGAAGAGCTGGTACTGCTGGTGCATTAGGAGCATCAGGTTCTGCAGGTACAACTAACTCTACAACTGGAACAAATAAAACCACTGTAAGACCTGATAATACAATTATTACAGATTATCTTAATAGATCATCAAAAGGTATACGTAAAGTATCAATTGATCCAAATGATGCTATGAAAAATCAGATTGATAGATCAACTGAGACTGGTGGTATTTCTACACGTAAACTTTCAACAGCAGAAGTAAGATCGAAACTAAGAGATCCAAAGACTCTTGCTAACAAATCATTTGTTGCATCACAAGTTGCACAGGGTGTACTTAATTCTAATTTTGCTCTTGCTATACCTGCTGAAGTTGGAAGAACGGTAAGTGGTACACCAACAAGAGGAAAGAATAGTAGGATAATTGGTAATGCTAATATCGATAGGTCAAGAGGATTCATAAGATCATGATTTTTACACCTAACCCTTTATATAATCCTGAATTCCAAGAAGAGATTACTGGAAGAACTAAACTTGCGCCTGGTATTACTTTAGCTAAATTCCTAGGTGGATATGGGGATCAATGGACAATTAATCATATTGGTAACAGAGATACAAGATTAGAGATTGCTAAACATCTTTCTATGCATGCTCATGCTATGAGAACAGTAGCAACAGATGAAGGTGAATTTGCAGATCTTAGATTAATTGTTGCTGAAGGTTGGTATCGTGTTGGTCCAACTGAAGATTTAGATCCATCTAGTATTAATTATTTAATGACAAAGGGTCGTGCTGTTGTATATGAATTAATTGATGAGGATGGTAATATTAATTTAGATAAAACATTTGATTTAGCTATTTACTGGAAAGATAATCTAAAGTTTGAAAAACTTATTCTTGATTATGATACATATGAACCTGACGGATCACTTAATGCACAAATTATCTTAATTATGCCTGAATTATCTTCTACTTGGGAAGGTAACTTTAAAGGTAACGTTGAAACAAGATATAATAATTATGTACAAGGTACAAATGAATTAATTGAAGTTAAGCAGAGAAAACAAACTAATGTAAAAATATATTAATTTTTTTGAATAAATAGAAGCATAGGTTTTAAAAAGAGAAGAATATGGTTTCAAGAGCATTTTCAATCGAGGATGGTAATTTACAACAGAGTAAGATTACTGTTGCTCGTACTAGAAAATATAAGGATATTGATCTAACATTTGCTAAGAAACCGAATGGTGATATCTATAAGAAACAGGATGCAGCAGCAGTAAAACAATCTGTCAAAAATATCTTAATGACAAATTTTGCTGAAAGACCGTTCTTACCAAACTTTGGTGCAAACTTAAATGATTTTCTTTTTAATTTAGATACAGAGTTCGACGATGATCTTTTAGAACAATCAATTATCGATTCAATTGATGCGTATGAACCAAGAGTAAGAGTATTAAATGTAAAGGTTTCAACCTTATCAGATTTTAATTCTGTAAGGGTAACAGTTACTTTTAGAATTATAAGCACTAGTGAAACACTGAGCATTAATTTAGATTTAACGAGGTTAAGATAAATGGCTACAACTATTAGATCAGCTGATCTAGACTTTGATACAATCAAAGCTAATCTAAAAACTTATCTACAAGCTCAGTCTGAATTTGCTGATTATGATTTTGAAGGATCTGGTCTTTCAAATATTCTTGATGTTCTTGCTTATAATACACATTTGAATGGATTGATTGCAAACTTTGCTTTAAATGAATCTTTTTTAAATACTGCTCAATTAAGAGCTTCTCTTGTTTCTCATGCAGAATCACTTGGTTATACACCTCGTTCATATACAGCTTCTGCAGCAACTGTTAACTTATCAATTACAATTAGTGATGCAAGTCGTCCAACAACTGTAACGTTACCACGTGGAACAACCTTTACCTCATCGGTTGCTGGTGTATCATATACATTTAGAACAAGACAAGCTTATGTAGGTTCAGATGATGGATCTGGTACTTATTCATTCCTAACAGATACTGATAGTAATGATATCCCAATTTATGAGGGTACAGAAAAAACAAAGACTTTCTTTGTTGGTGAGACAGATGATATCCAAATCTATGTTATTCCCGATATAACAATGGATACAGAATCTTTAGTTATAAGAGTGTATGAAACTGCAGGAAGTAGTTCATATACAGAATATACAAATCTTAAGGATGCAAATAGAATTGAGGCTACATCCACATATTATCAGATTAAAGAAGTACCAAATGGATATTATGAAATAATCTTTAGTGATGGTACTACTGGTGTTAAACCATCTGCTGGAAATAAAATTATAGCAACATATACATCTGTTATCGGTGAAGAAGCAAATGGGGCAGAAACATTTGTTGCTTCTTCAGATTTAACAGTTAGTGGTTATGGTGATTATGCACTTTCAATTACTACATCAACTGTAAGTGCGGGTGGAGCATTTAAAGAATCAAATGAATCTATTCGACAGAACGTTCCTATTCAATTTGCTACCCAGCAGAGATTAGTTACTGCTGAAGATTATAAGGCAAGAATTTTATCTGATTATGGTTCTTATCTGGATGATGTTACTGCTTGGGGTGGCGCAGATAATACACCACCTGAATATGGGAAAGTATTTGTTGGTCTTAACTTTAAGTCTGGTATTTCAGAAGATACCCAGACAAATGTAAAGAACCAGATTATTACAAATCTGACTGATAACTTTGCTATTATGTCAATTATAACTGAATTTAAAGATCCAGTTACAACTTATCTTGAACTTGGTACATTCTTTAACCTTGATCCAAATCTAACTAGTTTAACTCCACGTGCTGTTGAAGGATTAGTATTTGGTCAAGTTGAAAGTTATTTTAATACCAGTTTAAATAAATTTGGTACAGTATTTAGAAGATCAAATCTTTTAGCTGATATTGATGATCTAAGTGATGCAATCCTAAACTCTAGAATGAATGTTAAGGTACAACAAAGGATTACCCCAGTTGTTGGTACATCACTTTCATATACACTTTATTTCCCAACTGTATTAGCTTCACCAGATGATGTTAATAGAATTATTACTTCTAGTCGATTTGTATTTAATGGAAGAACATGTTCTATTCGTAATAAACTAAGTTCAAATAAACTTGAAGTTGTTAACATTGGTGGGGATATTGAAATAGATAATATTGGTCAATATGATGCTGCAAATGGAACTGTACTTTTAGAAGGATTTAATCCAACTTCTATTGAGGGTGGTACGGTATTAAAAGTAAGTGCTACACCATCTAATCAAAGTACAATACGTCCACTCAGAAATTATCTCTTTGAACTTGATGATCAGTTATCATTTGCACAAGCACAAATTGATTACCAAACAACGTCAGTAGCATTGTAATATGGCACATAAACTTCAAGATAAAGGTCGTAGACCGATTAACTTTAAGAATCGAAGTGTAAGAGATGTCTTACCAGAACACTTTGTATCTGAATATCCGGATCTTGTAACCTTTCTTGAAAAATATTATGATTATTTAGATTCAGATCATAATTTTGGAGATGAGATTAACCAACTCTATTCAATTAGAGATATTACAGAAACACCTGAAGCATATCTTAATAATATTATTTCTGAACTTGGTGCTGGATTAACTAATGGGGATCTTTTCTTAGATGCAAGATATTCTACAAAGAGATTTGCAGAACATTATAGAAGAAAAGGATCTAGGTTCTCAATTGAAGATTTCTTTAGAACTATGTTCCAGGAAGAAGTTGAAGTTNAATATCCAAAAAANGATTTGTTTATTGTTGGAGAATCTCAAATTGGTTATGATGATCAAAAGTACNTACAAAACTATGCAAGATATCAAATACTCTCAGTACTAATCAAATCAGGTTTATCGGTTTCTACTTGGAGAGAATTATATAAGAAATTTGTACATCCTGCTGGCTGGTATTTTGAGGGATTAGTACAAATTGAAACTGAAGTTGATCTTGGTATGGATTCTGCATTTATTGCTATTGCAGATTCAGCTGTTCTTTCACTTGTAAGTGAAGCAAGTCCAGATATACAACTTCTTTCTGAAATTACTGGACTTACAGATTCTGAAGGTACAAATATTAGATTTACATTAGATCAGCTAATTAGTGTATATCAAACACTTACACCAACACAGATTGATGGATATTATCAGAATATTGCTGAAGTAATTACACCAAATTCATTCAAGTTTGATGATAGTGATACTGATAAAACCCCGCTTATATCACTTAATATTGAGACAATGGACAATAATATGTTCACTAGATACACAAGTGATTCGTCTTACTGATATAAATAGATTTAAGGTTTATAGGAAAGAAAATGACCAGACAAAACATCAGTACAGGAACATCAGCTAATGACGGAACGGGTGATACCCTTCGTCAAGCCGGTACAAAAGTTAATGAGAACTTTGTAGAGATCTACCAAAAATTTGGTGGTGACAGCGATGTTCTAATGCCTGGTATTTCATTTGATAGTAATAGTATTATCTTTGAAGGTACAAGTGTTGATGCAAATCAAACAATTCTTACTGTTTCAAATCCAACTTCAGATAATATCATTACCTTTCCAGATTCAACAGGTGACGTAGTTCTTACAACTGCTGATCAAGAGTTATATAAGAAACATTTGTATGATACAAAGATTGATGGTGCACTTAGATTACACGGTACATCTGGTACAGGATATTATCTAATCACTTATGATGGTACTGTTGATTCTGGTACTGATCGTAATATACATATTCCAGCTTTAGTAGATAGTGCTACTCTCGTATTTGATAATCATACACAGACTTTAACAAATAAGACTCTGACCACACCAACAATTAATTCCCCAACTATTGGTACATTAATTAATGATGCTAATGGGGCAGAGATTATTAAACTAACTGCTACAGCTTCAGCTACAAATGAAATCACAATTGCAAATGCAGCTGCTGCAGCAGGACCAACTATTTCTACAACTGGTACAGATACAAATATTAGTCTGAATCTGACGTCGAAAGGAACTGGTGCAGTTCGTCCTTCTAAACTTGCACCAACATCAGTTACACAGACAGCAAATGGTGCAGTAAGTACCAGTTCATCATTTATTATCTTTAATAAATCAACTGCTTTAGCAGCTACACTAGCAGATGGTACAATCACTGGTGAATTAAAATATATGATCAATATCAATACCGGATTGGTAACAGTCACTCCTACTAGTTTTGCACAAGGTACTTCATTCTCAATTGCTCAGAATGGTGCAGCTCAGATTATTTGGGGTGGGAGTAATTGGTTTATGATTGGTAGCGCAGATTCAGCCGATACATATATTACCATAACGTAATAGGATATAACAATGCCTGCAATTTTTACTAATAGATTGAAAAAACAATTACTGGATACAGTATATGATGATTTAACTAATGTCACTAACAGATATTATGTTGGTGTCGGTCGTTCTGAACAATGGGATAGTTCAGACACAGTTGTTAGTCCGTCCAATAGTTATAGAGAAGAACGTAACTTTAGATTAGCTATGCAATCTGTAAAACAGGTTGCTGATGTCTCTTATGTTATTCCACGTTATAACTGGACATCTGGTACGATTTATCAAGGATGGGATGATAACCTTTCTGGTACACCATCAAATGCTTATTATGTACTTACTGAAGATAATCAGATTTATGTTTGCTTACAACAAGGAAGAACAGCAGCAGGTACAACTGTTACTTCTACTGTAAAGCCAACAGGAACAGGTACAAAACCATTTAGGACTAGTGATGGTTATGTTTGGAAATATATGTATTCACTCTCTGGTGAAAGAACAAGTAAATATCTTTCAGGTAACTTTATACCAGTTCAGTTTATTACTGATTCATCTGGTTCTCCAGCATTGAATACAGTTGAAGTATTACAGGCACAAGTTCAAGAGGCAGCTTCTGCAGGTCAAGTACTTGGTGTAAGAGTTACCACTGGTGGGACTGGATATACTTCTGCACCAACTGTTACTGTACAAGGTAATGGAACAGGTGCTTCAGCTACTGCATTTGTAGCTGGTGGTGCAGTTGTTAAGATTGAACTTGATTCCAGTACTGATAGTGGTATGACAATGGGTCATAGTTATGATTATGCTTCCATTTCATTCACTGGTGGTGGTGGAACAGGAGCAAATGCAAGAGTTATTTTAGCACAAGATTCTGGATTTGGTTATAATCCAATTAATGATCTTAGATCATCTTCACTTATGTTTAATACTAAACCTTCTGGTGCAGAAGGTGGTGATTGGTTAGTGAGTGATCAAGACTATAGACAAATTGCTTTAATTAAAAATCCAAAAGCAAATACAACAGATTCTGATTATACAGCATCAACTGGTAGGGTATTAAGATATCTTCAGCTTACTTCAACTGGTGATGCAGCATCATTTACTCGTGACGTTACAATCACTGGTGGGACTACTGGAGCACAGGCAGTTATTGATGATATAGATAGTGATAGACTATATGCTCATCAAAATGAAACAACTGGATTTATTCCATTCTCTGAAGGTGAAGGTGTTACTGGAGGAGGCGGAACAGGTACTCTCGTATCTGCTGGTGTTGATGCTGATTCAGATGCGTTTTCAGATGATGATGTAAATAGATTAAGTGGTGAGATTCTTTATATTGAGAATCGTGCTGCAGTATCGAGAACAACTGATCAGACTGAAGATATTAAAGTTATTATTACACTGTAAGGTAAGAACAAAATGGCGACGACACTTACTAGCTCAACCTTTTCGGATACCTATAAAGATGACTTTCTAGATAGTGATGGCTATTATAGAATCCTCTTTAATAGTGGACGTACCCTGCAGGCTCGTGAACTTACACAGATGCAGACAATCATTCAAAAACAAATTGAAAGATTTGGTAATAATGTCTTTAAAGAAGGTGCAGTTGTAAAAGAAGGTTCTTATAGTCCAAATGCAGCATATGAATTTATTAAATTAAATACTTCTACAAATGCATTACCTACAAATTATTCTGCTCTGATTGGTCAATCATTTACTGGTCAAACATCTGGTGTTATTGCAAAAGTAATTGAGGTTGTTCCTGCAAGTGGTAGTGATCCTGCAACTCTTTATGTACAATATACTAGTACAGCTTCTTCACCTGCATCAACTGTAGCACCTATTCGTATGCAAGCTGGTGAGGATATTGATGATGGTTCTACAACATTAACTGTACAGACAACAAATACTGTTGCTAATCCGGCAACTGGTAGAGGTTATAGATTCTCTGTTGCTCAAGGTATATATTATGCAAAAGGATTCTTCGTCTTTACTGAAAATCAATCATTACTTGTTTCGAAATATTCTGATGTCCCAACTGCTGATATTGGATTTAAGATTGTAGAAGATATTGTTACAACTGCAGATGATACAGGTTTATTTGATAACCAAGGTGCAGTACCAAATATTTCAGCACCAGGCGCAGATCGATATAGAATTCGTTTAGAACTGACAACAAGAGCTCTTGTTGATTCTGATGAAAACTTTATTCATACACACACAGTTGTAGATGGTGTTGTTAAATCTTCAATTACTAATATTGATTCTTATAAAATTCCAAATGATTTGATTTCTCTTAGAATCAAAGAAAATTCTGGTAACTATTTTGTTGATCCATTTACTGTACAATTTGAACCTGATTCAGATACAAATGCATTACAATTAATTGTAAGTGATGGTATAGCAGTTGTTGATGGATATAGAGCAGCAAGATATTCACCAACTAAAATTAGAATTCCAAAAGCACAATCTACTACAACTATTAATAATGATGTTGTTGCTTCTAATTTTGGTAACTATGTAATTGTTTCATCTGCTGCAGGTGAAACTAAAGGTCTTCCTAATATTAATACCTTTGAACAAATGAATCTTCGAAGTGTTGCTAATTATGGTGGATCAACTATTGGTACAGCCAGAGTAAGAGCAATTACTGAAGATGGTGCTAATTATCGCTATCACCTCTTTGATATCCAAATGAATTCTGGTCAAGCATTTAGAGATGTTAAGAGTATTGGTACAGGCGTAACGAATTACTTTAATCCTACCCTTGAATCAAGTAAAGCCGTAATTAAAGATGCAGCAAATAATAATCTTCTGTTTCCACATCCTTATACAAGACCAAGTTCTTTATCTGATATCTCATTAGCAGTACAAAGAAGATTTGCTACTACAACAGATGGATCTGGTCAAGCAACTATCACCCTTTCTTCTGGTGGTGAAACATTTAGTAATACAGGTGATTGGGTATATGCAAATGCAGATAGTGATTTGTACACAGGATCAGTAAGTGTATCTGGTGCTGGTACAGCTTCTGCTACAATTAGTGGATTACCTGCTTCATCTTCTAATATGGAAATCCTGGCTTATGTGAATAAAGGAAGTGCATCAATTAAAACTAAGACACTTACTTCTAGATCAATTACAACAACAATTGATTCCGATGGTAATGGATTAAAATATGTTCCACTTGGAAAAGCTGATATCTATGATCTTACAGAAGTTATTAATGCAAGTGATAGTAACGAAAACTATAGCACAAGATTTACACTTGACAATGGTCAAAGAGATAACTTCTATGCTTTAGGTAGACTTGTTTTAAATACCGGTAGTTCTGCACCTGCCGGAAATATACATGTTAAATATCGTCATTTCACCCATGGAACATCTGGTGACTTCTTTGCAATTAACTCTTATACTGGTCAAGTTGATTATTCTAAAATCCCATCACATAGACTTAATAATGGTGATATTATTAACCTAAGAGATGTTATTGATTTTAGACCAGTACAAGATTCAGATGGTGCATATTCTAGTACTGCAACTGGTGCAAGAGTAAATGAATTACCACAACCAACTAGTTTGATCACATCAGATACTACTTACTATTTAAGAGATGCATCTACACTTCTTATTGATACTGAAGGTAGATTAAGATATATTGTAGGTACAGCAGGATTCAATCCATCTAAACCTAGAATTCCTGAAAATACTCAGCCACTTTATAATTTTGGTCTTGGTGCTAATACTCTTAATGATTCTGATATTGTTACTCAAAAGATTAATGCTAAAAGATATACAATGGCAGATATTGGTCGTCTTGAAGAAAGAATTGATCAAGTAGAAGAACTTGCTTCATTAAGCTTACTTGAACTTGCCACAACTAATTTTGAGGTATTAGATTCAGCAGGTTTAAGTAGAACAAAATCTGGTGTAGTAGTTGATAACTTTACAACTCATTTATTATCTGAAATTACTTCACAGTATGCAGCTTCTATTGATTTTACTAATCAGGAAATGAGACCATACTTTATAGAAAATAATATTAAACTTCTTTATGATTCTGATGCTTCAACAAATGTAATTAAGAAGGGTGATAATATCTATTTAAAATATGATGAAGCTGAATATATTAACCAGAATCTTGCAAGTCAATCAATTCAGATTAACCCATTCTCTGTTGTCGTTCATGAAGGTGTTGTTACACTTTCACCAGCATCTGATGAATGGAGAGACGTAGAATATGATGCCAAGAGAGTTATTGATGGTGGAGTAAAACTAAATACTAGTCAAGCTCTTAACTGGGATAACTGGACCTGGAACTGGGGCGGAAAACAAATTGAAGATCTTAAGAAGGGATCAACAACAAATACAAATTCTGTAAAATCTGGTAATATTAAAACAACTATTGTAAATAAAGTTGTAAGTGAAGAAACAATTGAAGTTCTTAAAGGTGAAAGAGTTATTAACGTTGCACTCTTACCATTTATGAGATCTAAAAAGGTATTCTTTAAAGTGGATGGTTTAAGACCTAACTCTAAAGTCTTTGCGTTTTTTGATGGTCAGTCTGTAGCTAATTGGGTAAGATCGGAATCTTTTGCTTATTACTCAGATGATACAACTGATTATGGGGATATACATAATAGAGCAACAGCACATCCAGATGGTGCAACCACACTTCAAACTGATGCTAACGGATCAGTTACTGGTTCTTTCTTTATTCCAAATACAACAAATATTAGATTTAGAACTGGTAATAGAGAATTTAAACTTTTAGATATCAGTGTAGATAGAGAACAAGATGCACTTTGTATAGCAAGAGGGATTTACGCATCAGTTGGTTATTTAGATACAAAACAAAAAGATTATATTTCCACACGCTGGTTAGTAGTTGAGGGCGTGAAATCTACTACACGTATCTATAGCGGCGGTGGTGGTGGCGGTGGACCTGATAACTTCAATAGTGGAGGATATCCACCTGATCATGGTCCTACACATGGTGGATATGGTAACCCATCTAAATCGCCAGGTAACCCAACTGGTGCGATATCGGGTAATCCAAACGCTGGAACAAATAGTAGCCGGGGCGGTGGGCATCCCGGTCTTGGTGGGCTATAACACTAATATAGAGATGAGAGAGTTATAAAAAATGACAACAAATTCACTAGGTTATAAACTAAGTAAAAATCCTATTGCTCAATCATTCTTTATAGATGAATTAGCGGGGATTTATATTACAAAAGTTGATGTTTATTTTGCAGCAAAGGATACAAACTTTGCAGTAGGTTTACAAATAAGACCTATGGAAAATGGTACACCTTCTTCTAGTGTTATTATTCCTGGATCACAAGTAGTAGTTGCTGGGGCAAGTGTTAACACATCAACTGATGCTACCTCAGCTACTACCTTCACTTTTGCTGAACCAGTTTATTTAAAAGGTTTAACAGAATATGCTTTAGTTCTCACAGCAGATTCTCCAGACTATAAAGTTTATGTTGCACAGATTAATGAGTTCCTACTTGGATCTACTGAAAAAAGAGTTGATAGACAACCTGTTCTTGGTAGTTTATTCTATTCTCAAAATGGTTCAACATTTACCCCAATACAAGATCAGGATTTAACCTTTAAATTATATCAAGCTAAATTTAGAGATACTAGTGGTGAAGTAAGACTTTATAACGCTGCAGTTCCTAAAAAATTACTAAGGTCTAATCCAATTAAGGTCACTAGTTCAAGTTCCTCTGTAAGAGTTCTTCATATAAATTCAGGACTTCAAGTTGGTGAAACTGTTAATATTTCAGGTGTAGATTCAGCTGGTGTTGGTGGTATTTCATATGCTAGCTTAGTAGGGGATAGAACAGTAACTTCAGTTGATTGGACTGGATTTAGATTTACTGCAGATTCTGCAGCAGATTCTGATGTTATTGGTGGTGGATCAGGTGTATTAACTACAAAGAATATTCCTTACAGTGTCATCTATCCTTCTATTCAAACACTAGTACCTACTGGGACAGGTTTCGTTACTGGTATGAAATATACTACTGGTAAATCATATGCAGGAACTGAGACAGCTTTCCAAAAGTCAAGTACATTCTCAAATATACAAATTAATCAAAATAGTTATGGTCCAATTCCATATCTAGTTGTTAATGAAGCATCTGAAACTGCTGAATTAGGATCTGGCGTAAAATCACTTGAATTTGCTATTGAGGTTGGTACAATCGATTCAAATGTTACCCCAATGATTGATATGCAAAGAACATCAGCAACACTTATTGGTAATCTTATTGATAGACAAGACTCTGCAGCCAGCTCCGGATTTAACGTACCGATTAACTTTGTAGATGAAACTACAGCTACTGGTGGTAGTTCAGCTTCAAAATATATTATGAAGAAAATTACACTTGAAGAAGATGCTGTAGGACTTAAGATTATTTTAAGTGCTAACAGACCTTCAACATCAGACTTTATAGTATATTATAGAGTTGGAACTGGTGACGAAGTACTTTCTGATAAATCATGGATCGCATTATCTGAAGAAACAAATAATCCATCAGATGAAATTGAAACTGTATTTAGAGAATATCGTTATTTAGCTGGTGGACAAGCTGGTAATTTGGATGCCTTTACTCAGTTCCAAATAAAGATTGTAATGAGATCCACAAATGAAGCTAAAGTTGCAAGATTTAAGGATTTACGAGTGATTGCATTGAGTGTATAATGGATAAGATAAAGATTGATGGTCATCCAGGTCTTGCAAGAGATAAAAAGACTGGCGCTATATTAAATATAAATAGAAATGAAATTCAAATAGCAAGAGAGCGTAAAGCATTACGTAAACAAAAAGAGCAGGAATTCGAAGACTTAAAGAATGAGGTAAGTGAAATCAAAGAATTACTTCTTAAGTTAGTAGAGAAACAGTAATGGCAAAAAGTATTATAAACTTATCTGATACCTTAGCAACCTGGGTTGGTAAAGCTAACCAAACGGTTAATCGTGTTGGTGATCTTGCTCAATTGACTACTACCGCAGATTCAAGCTTAGTAGCAGCCATAAACGAAATTGATTCAGCCTTCGATTCCTTAAATACTAGTATATTAGGAAGAGTCGCAGCATTAGAAACTTCTTCTGATTCAAATAATACAAACTTTGTATCAAGAGTAAGAGGATCAATTAGTGTTAGTGGTGATTTGGTTTATGATGCAGGAACAGGTATAATTAGTGTAAACGCAACCAACATTCAAGATATTGTTGGTGCTATGATAGATAGTGGTAATAGTGAAGTTGGTATTACTGTTTCATATGATTCAGCATCTGGTACAATTAACTTTGATGTTAATGATCCAATTATTACTTTAAGTGGTGACATAACAGGATCACAAACTATGACTAACCTTGGTAATGTGACTATAAGTACTACTATCGCATCTGGAACAATTACTTCTTCTATGTTTGATAACACTGAAACTCTTTTAATTAAAAATTCATCAGGTACTACACTGAAAACAATGTATTCACCAGGATCATAATATGACAAGACCTTTAGCTTATGATGGAGCAAATGATCTCCAACAAATGTCAGATGCAGAACTCGATAGAGTCACATACTATCTTGCAGTAGCTTATGCAGCACAATTAAATGCAAGTGGTAACGGTTACGTAAACGTAGGCGTTGGTGGGACAAATATTGGATCTGCAGTAAACCAAACAAAAACTCAGCAGACAAATAGTGTGACTCGTATTCTTAATGATGGTATTATTCAGACATATCCAGCTTATCCCGGAACTGGTTCAACTACAGTAGCTACCTACACTTATTATCAAGATAGAAATATTCCTTCAGCACCATCAGATGCTACTTTTAACTCAAGTGGTTATGTTTACTATGATGGAACAAATTCATTACAGGTTGAAAATACAGATGCTGGGATTTATGCTGAAATTCTTTCACAAACAATTACTGATATTACATCTGGTCATGAGGTTGGTAGTTATCGAGTAGCTACATCAACCCCAACTAGTGGTGGTGCTGGAACTTGGGTAAGTAAAGGAACATTTTTCCAAGATACAACTTATTCTGCTGGTACTACAACCTATAATCTTTATTTAAAAACAGGATTAACTACAGTTCCTGGAACTAATGTTTATCCTGTCGGATTAGATACTTCTGATAATCAATTAAGACAAAGACCAATTACAAATTCTGATCCTCTTGTAGCTAATGTCCTTTTACCTATGTTAACACGTAGAATGTCAAGTGGTTTATACTATACAGTTTCTACATCTTCAGCTGGTACAAATAAAGGTACATTTACAGATACTTGGCAGACTGGTGTAACAAATACACAAGCATTCGATGGTACATATTACACAAGTACTTCAACCCCATCAGGTGCTGCTTCTACTCGAGCAACTTATTATTTCTATATTTCTTAAGGATATGACTAATGCATGGTAACCCATTAAATATTAATTTGGCAAAGATTAAATTACGTTCTGCAATGTTTTCTGATGCTTCCAAATCTTTAATTCGTTATGAATATGAAGATAAAGGTGGAATAAAGATTGAGCATGTTTCATGGGAACCTGACAGCGCTATTGTAAAAAGAATTCTAGAAGATTTTACACTTGAAGATCTTGAAAGAAATTATGTTAATTGGAATAAAGCAGAAGTTTATACTGCAGAAAAATTTGCTATTTTCCAAGAACAATTTGATGAGATTATGGATTATATTAATGGTAATAAAAAAGAATCTGAGCCATTACAACCAAAAGATGTTGATCTTAAAATGATTCAATCAATTGGTAATGATCAGGAAGCTTTCTTTAAACTAAAACTTGAGATCTTTGAACTACCAGAAGTAAGAAATTCTGGAAACAGGGCATGGAAAGCTTCAATGAGAAAAGCTACTACCACCCTAGAGCTTCTAGCGTTGCTTTATGAGGTTTATTCGACCCTTGAAAATGAAGCAGGCGAACGTCTGGATGAAACTCCCCCAAGTACAGATAGTCAGCAGGAAAGTGATAATTCGCATTCGCAAGCCACTGAAGATCATGATGAGCCCAATCCTCCCAGCGAGTCATCCACGTCTGAGGAAGATACTTCAGACGAAGTTTCTCAGTAACACTATCCTGAATAAAATATTGTTCACCATTAACAGGACCAACTGTAGTTCCGTTTTTGATATAGTATTCCATCCAGTACTCAGGATCTGACATAAACTTATCAAAGATATATCTACAATCTTTTGGATAATATTTCTGAAACCCACCTTGTAACTTATATTGAGGCATATCAGATTCTTGCCACCAAGCTTGGGTAGCAACATATTCACCACGTTCGATAGGATAATTAAAGACATCCATATAGTCTCCAATAAATCCCATATCGATATCAATTACACAAACTGGTTCATCAATATCTAATGACATTGGATATAGTTTATTCCACTGTAATTTTACACGTGAGTCAAATGGTTCATGGATCCACGTTACATTTGGAACTTTTGAATTAATATAGTCTTCAATATCTTGACCGTACTTTTCACCTATACGGACAGCGAACACTCGTGTTCCCATATCTTATCCTTTGCTTGATTGTATAGAGTTATACCATAACCCGTACCGTCGCTTGGCCAGTTAAATGAGTCACAGACTTTATCGTATATCTTATATTCTATTTCGTTATAAATGAATTCGTCAATACCTTTCCAGTATTTTACCATCCAATATTCAGGATCTTCAGCAAACTTATCATGTATGTAAGAATGATCTCCTGACCAACTCATTATGGAACTGTTGAGAGGAGTATGGAAAGCGGGTCTCCACCAAGCCTTAATAAGTGTAAAATCATCCCGCCACAGATGAGAGATGTCACGCCTAATGATAACATCCAGATCGAAGTAAAGATATTTTCTCTCCCGAAATAAATCAAATAGCCGAAGCTTATCGTACACACCGCCATATTCAATATCAGTAACAACACATATATCATCGTATTCTGCCTCCACGTTATCCAGCATATATTTTATATTGTCCACCCAGTATTGTTGTCCATACTCAGGTGGGGTATTAAGTAGAACTATTTCCATTTACCCATCGCCATAAATCGAGTAAAGTACTCGTTCTCTCCACAAGGAAGTTCTTTTGCACCACCATAAAGTTGATGCATATCTGCTTGTGCTACCAACTGTTTTGGATGATCAACACAGTTAATATGATCAGGTTCATCTCTTTTATTATTTGATTGTAATACTAATAATGTTCTTTCAGGTGATTCATAATATTCTTTCATTGTATCCATATTCCACATATGTTCACATGACGTATTAATAATCATATGTGTACGTCTCTTTTCCTCATACAGGAAATAGTCTTTATGAAATATACGAATATTATTATAACCAAATATCTCAGAGTATTTCCATGCAGCTTTTGTAGCAAACTCATCAATCTCAAACAGGTCAATCTCTCTTATGTCATCACCATATTTTTCTACAAGGAATTGAATAAGAGGAAATCCAAACCAGCCACCAATAATCTCTACTCTAAACTTACCATCTTTATCTCTTGGTATTTGTACTCTATCCAGATTCTTAACTAACCAGGATTTACCTTTAATCTGATTTGGTGCAAGACTATCAAGAAGTCGATTTAACTTATCTTTATGATTATGTCTTATCCACTTAATCATTTCAGCATAACGAATATCCATTACATTCTCCCATGAACCCAGAAGTGAGATATTCCATTTAAAAAAGTAGCTCTTTCACTCCAATTTCCTTTTTCATATATCTCTTTTAGCTTATATTGTTCTATTAGTTGTTCAGATGATTCAATTGATTTACAATCACCATTATGTTTTTTATTATCACCAACTAATAGAACATCACCATCTGTTTCAAACATAAATGTCTTTTCACAATTAAAATGAACAATAAGATCAGCATCTAATTTAACTTCATCAAATATAAAATCTTTACATTCATAATATTTCTTATTTTCAAACTTAGGATCATAATCAATAGCACTTGCTATGATTCCCATACTATTCAGATCTTCAAGTAAATCACTAATCTCATTACAAGCTAGAAAGATAACAGAATCATAATTCGTAGCTTTTCCATAGATTAGTGACTTCATCTGAGGACTCATGTAATTCATACCCAATCTCATTTGTTAAATTATTTGCTTTTATATGTGATGTGTTAAAGAGAGTAATTTTCTTATTTAGTTTAAGATTTTCTCTATTATAATTTGATACTATATTTTCAGGCCAATACTCTAGTCTACCACAACGATGATGTTGATAGAACAAATATTTGTCAAGTGACTTATATGTCCATTCAATCTTTTCCCAGTTATCATGTGTAAATTTTATTAACCATTCTGCATTATTCCATTGTACAAAGGAACTATTTACATGACATGAGGTTCCCTTACCATACCACTTTAATGATCTTTGTTCATAATTATTCCAATGATTCCAAATCATAGTAAAACTATTTTCATTTGGGACATCTGTAATATCCTGATGTATAAGGATATCCAAATCAAGCCATATACCTGATTCATATTTCTCGAGAAGTATTAACTTCTCATAAGTAAAGACACGATCAGTATTATATGGACGTAAATCAGAAATTGGTTTTAGCTCAACCTCTTCACGTATACCATCTGCTTGATCAGTATAACATGTTAAAGAAAATGGTTTTTTATAACATTGAAATAATGATCCGTAAAGACGATTAACATATTCAGGACCATACTTATCGCCCCATTTCAGTGTAAAGAATCTCATAACAACCTGTATAAATAGACTAGCTATATTATATATCAAAAGGTTTATTATGTATACCCCTAAAAATGAATTACCAAGTGAAACTTTTTGTGCCCTTCCTTGGTTACACCTCTCTACAAGACCTAATGGACATATGAGAGTTTGCTGTACAGCAAATGCAAGTGGTGTAGCTGTCAACGCAGATTCAACAAATAAACATACTTCTGAAGCTGGTGTATTAAGAAGAGATGATGGTAAACCAGCTAATCTTGCAACAACAGGATTACTTGAGTCTTGGAATAATGAATATATGAAGGGTGTTCGTCGTATGATGTTAGCTGGTGAGAAACCACCATCATGTATTAAATGTTTTAAGGAAGAAGAAGCTGGTCATAATTCGAAACGAATTTGGGAAACAAGGAAATGGGTTAATGAACTTGGTATTGAAGATATTATTGGAGAAACAAAAGAAGATGGATCAATTGCTCCAAAGATACGCTATATCGATCTTCGGCTTGGTAGTAAGTGTCAGCTTGCATGTGTTATGTGTTCTCCTCATGATTCTAGTAACTGGGTAAAAGAACATAAACAGATTTATCCTACACTTGAAAATGAAAATCTTAAAAAGTCTATGGCTTGGGAGAAAGAGTCTGGTAAACTAGCTTGGTCAGGTGGTTCATATAATTGGCATAAGAAGAATCCAAATTTCTGGGATGAACTCTACTCACAATTACCAAATTTAAAGCAGCTCTACTGGGCAGGTGGTGAACCACTTATTATGGATGAGCACTATATGTTGCTTGAAAAGATTATTGAAGATGGTCTAGCAAAAGATATTGAATTAAGATATAATAGTAATGGACTAGAATGGAGAGATGATCTCTTTGACTTATGGAAAGAGTTTCGTAATGTTATTTTCCATTTTAGTGTTGATGATATTGGTGAAAGATTAGAATATATTCGTTATCCTTCATCATGGCCTCATATTGAGAGTCAGATACGTAAGTTAGATAACTATACGCATGGTAACCTCACACTCACAACGGCATGGACTGGTCTGGCTCTCAATATCTTTTATCTTCCAGAGTTTATTAAATGGAAATTAGAATCAGGATTTAAGTTATTAAATACTTGGCCAAATGGTGCTGGTATATGGTCTTGTCATCTTGCCTATTGGCCACCACAATTAAATGTTAAAGTTCTCCCAGGATGGTTTAAGAGAGACGTAAGAGGTAAATTTGAAGATGAACTTTATCCATGGTTAGAAAAGAACTGGAAAATGTGTACTGGTGTAGAGAAAGTAGATTATGATACATGGAGAAATTCAGAATATGGTATACAAAGGATTCAAGGTTTAGTTAATTTCATGGAAGCTGAAGATTGGTCAGTAAGATTACCAGAGACAGCAGAATGGTGTTATCGGGTAGCAAAGATACGTAATCAAGACTTTAATAAGATATTCCCAGAACTAGATTGGATAGAGTGGCACAAATGTATAGGTTAGATAAAGATCAGATAGAAGAACAAGTTAACAATAATCCGACTTTTTGTATTATGCCTTTTGTTCATAGAATGATGACAACAAGAGGTGAGAATATGTTTTGTTGTCGGCAATCACAGGAATCTAAAAAGAAAATATGGGAAGGTAAAATAGACTATTCAGATTGGGCTGGTGAGGCGAATCAAGATTTAAGAGAAAGAATCTTATCTGGTGAAA